GTTATCGCCGAAGGTGGCGGTCGGGGCGGTGGGGTTGCCGGTGAGGGCCGCGTTGTTGAAGCCGGGGAAGGCGATGGTCTGGGTGGAGCCGTTGCCGAAGACGATGCTAGTCCTGAGGTATTGGTTAGTATTCGACTGGGTGGTGTCATCGAAATTGATGAAACGCAGGCCAATCTGCGGGTTAAAATTTGCTCCGTAATAAAGCGTAGGCGTGCCAGAGTTCCATTCCTGCCGCTTGAGCGTAAACCCTTCGTAATTATATTGGCCGTAGATTTCATCGCCGTTCTCCGTGCCTCCTTCTGAAGTATCATAGGAGAAGCGAGCCTCGGTAGCGTTGACGAATGAATTGAAAATCGTAGGGTCGTCCGGGCTGTTCGGCCATAGCGTCAGCCCGAACGTCTCCAGCCGCGTATCCGCGACATTCGTGAAGTCGTAGTCCGTCAGGTCACGCTTGCCCGAGACGTCCAGCGTCGTCCAATCGGTGTTGTAGTTCGTCCCGTCAATCTTGGTGAGGAACTGACCAGCCGTCCCGCCGACAGGCACGCCTTGACCCGCAGGACCAGCCGGACCTGTCGCCCCCGCCGGACCCTGCGGACCGGGGACGCCGACCGAACCAGACAGGGTGCCAGGGACTGAACCCGTGGCCGTGCCGTCTACTGATCCAAACGTGTTGGAGGTGCTGGTGATGGTGCCGAAGGCCATAAAATCAGACGGTGACGGAGTCGATGACGTTGACGCGGAAGATTTCCGAACGGGTCACGGACGAGCCGGGGAAGACGAACTTGATGTCCCAGCGCCCGAGGCCGATGGCCCAGTCAGCCGTGGAGCCAGGGTAGGCCACCGTGAAGGACAGGCCGTCGCCCGCCTTGGTGACGGTCATCTGGTACTGGTTGAACTGCTTGTCCTCGAAGGTCGAGGAGAGGGTCGTGGTCAGCAGGTTGGCCGGGCCGGAGGCGCCGGGAGTCCACGAGAATACGCAGGCGAAGGAATTGCCCCTCGAGATGGTGACGGTGTTTGGGCAGCTCATCGGGTCTTATTCTTGCGTAGGATGGAAGGGGGGTGGGGTCAGGTGGGCCTATGCCGGCTTGATTACTTCCGTGACGTAATGATCGTTGATAAAAGTGAAATAGCCCAACGTCTTCGGGATTGTTACCTCGGGAGGATCAAAGTCGTCTTCTACGGTTAGCTCCCAATTCGCATCGCCGGCGTCCGAGAAGGACGATCCAACCTCTACGTCTATGCCGCCGAAGCCATATGGAGTTCCATTATGAATTGTCGAAGACCTTGGAGTCGCAATCGCATTGACCTTCTTGAATTTAATCTTGCCCTTGATTACCGTTCCTTTGTTCCAGCAACAAATTTTGGTGTTATATAATGCCACCTTGATTTTACGCTCATAATTCAAAGTGGTCGTGGCCTGCTTGAAAGGATAGAACTCTAATTCGCTTGTGTCTCCATTTATTACCAGAGATTCGTAATTTTCCACGCTGACGCTGAGGGAGTAATAGGTGGTGTTGCTTCCGAAAATAGGTTTCATTTCAGAATCGTACCTATAAATAACTCCGGTGTCAGGAACGACCAAACCGAACAAAGGTGAGTCCTGAAGATTAATGGCGGTCTCGGAATGCCACCTGGGGTCTAAGGGAAGCGGAGAGCTGGGCCAGGTGTCAGTATCTGCCAGCGTCCCGTTTTCTCCGTTAGGATCTGGTACGGGATCGTTATCAGGAGGGTCAGGGAAGTAAATATATTCAATATCAACGGGGTATTCGGAGTTGAGGGTTACGGCAGGTACGAACTCAATCCGCGTCTTAACGTAATTATCCGAATTGATGTGGGTTTTTACGATGACTTCGTCTGGGTAATTTTTGAACCAATGGCTGTATGCGTAAATTTCTGACGGTCCGCCGCTGACATTAATTCCAGAAAATACGCTCCCATCGCTTTTAACGTCGCCGTCAGGTCCGTCAGATAGCATGATAAGCGCTGAAGCGCCGCGGGGAGGAATCGCCATGTCAGGTTGAACTCCACCAGTAAATTGCAGTCGACGACCCGCACCTGAAGCGCTCCGTCCAGATGGAGTTCATGATGACCGGTACAAGGGTCGCTTTCTCGTTTTCATCGATCAGCACGGTGGCCAGCAGGAGGTAAGAGTTGTCGTTGCTGTCAGAAGGAACCGACGTTCCTCCAGCCGAGATGATACGGGGATACTTTGCGTCACCACTATCTTGAGCGGGGTATTCCGCAGGAGGACCAGCCTTGTTCCCGCAGCGCAAGTAAATCACGCCAAGACCTCCGGTCACATTGATGACCGACTTGGGAGGGTTCGGTATGCCGGAGGTCTGGCGGTCGAGTTTGACCCAGACCCCGTCCTCCTCGACCTGCGGGATGAGATTATTGACCGCACCGACGCAGACATTAAAAAAGTGCGTGTTGCCTGTTGTTTCGTAACCGTCGTAATTAACTCGAAGTGGCTGGCAGGTGACGGGGGCCTGATCGCGGGACGGAAACGGGTTAGAAATATCCAGGGTAAACCCCTTGCTGGACGAGTCGAATTTATAGCCGACTCCAGGTTGAATCTTCATCAGACAGAAGCGTAAACGGCGGCCACGTACCCTTCGCGGTTAAAGCGGATTTCATACTGCACCTTGTACAGACTACCAAAGTCCTCGGTATTGACCTGAGTTAGAAGCAGTTGGTTCTTGCCGCTGATCGTAAAGGTCGAGCCCATGTAGGCTGGGAGCAAGTTGATTGTTAAGAAAGAGCCGTCGCCTGAGGTCTTGCCGACGCGTTCGATCATGCCCTGGACGGTGGCCGAAGCGGTGGTGTAGAAGTGGCCGGAGAAAGATGTCTGAGGGGCGAGATAGTTGGTCTTGCCGTAGAAGTCCTTGGACTCAGGCTTCTTAAACCCAAGGAATTTGCGGCCAGTTTTCAGCTCAAAGGTGGCGCCGTTGTTGCCCTGATATTCGGTCGGGTTTGTGCCTGCGACGGTGGCATAGGCAGGGGTCGCAAGGGAGCCTGTTCCGACGCCAGCGATAGGCGAACCGCTGAAGCCCGTTGCCGTCTCAAAGAAATTAGGATGAGTCGTGATGCTCTCGGAGGTCAGACCCTGCGATCCGCCAACCTGTGGGTCGGTGCGGAGTCCGCTGTTATAACTTAGTTCGATGCCGACGTAATCAACGGTTGCCGTGGCGACCTCAAGCGCGTCGAAAGAGATGCTGGCCTTGTGGGCCTTGAGATTGCCGAAGCCAAGCACAGGGAAGGAGCTTCCTCGCTCGATGAAGCTGAAAGACCCGAACCTGTCGGACTTGTAAGAGGCCGTGCAGGTCATGAGGCCGTAACCGTCATAATTGACTTTCCATCCTGGCTGAAGGAGCCCGGCGGCTAGGTTGTCGCCTGTGTCTACGCGTGCCATGTTATTAGGTTAGGTTGTTGCGGTTTTGGTAAAGTCTAAGGGAAGAACTCCAGGGGTGGCGGCGGCGATGCGCTCAAGGGCGGCGGTCTGCTTCTTGGCTTCTTCGAGCTGGGCGTTCATGGCTTCGAGCACCGGGTTGGCACCGACGCCGACGACGTTGGAGAAGCCTTCGGGGCCTTTGAAGTCTGCGGACTTTGCTGCCGCCTTTTCAGGGCCAAGCGACTCCATCAGTTTACGACCTTCGGCAGTCTTGTTGAAATATTCCATCGCCAAACGCTGAACTTCTTTGTCTTGAGAAAGTGTGTCCATCGACACCCCGGCACGAAGCTGACGCTGGAACTGCTCGGGGAGTTCAAAGTCTTTAAACATGCCCCCTTCGTTCTTTAAGATCTGGCGGGTCACTTCTGATTTGCCCGCATCGATTAGTTTCTTTTCGTCCTCTAATTCTTTTTTGCGTTTAAAGAATGCCGCGGCCCGTGACTCTTCTGAGGTATTGAAGCGACTCTCGCCTGTCGCCATAAGGTCGAGACCTTCCTTGGCGTTGCGCTTGGCCTCTTCAATAGACTTGGAAATGTATGAAATCGCACCTTGGATTAGCACCATCGGAGCGGTGAAGCCTAGAAAGATGTCTTTGAAGCTTGTGCTGAACTTCTTCTGAATGTCCTCAATCTGCTTGGCGAAACCAGTCGTAGCAGCCTTGGCCTTGTCCATGGCCTGCGGGACGTCCGAGGTCGTCTTGATGTTAAGCTCCAGGGATTGTGCCATCGTCGGGTGTTTCCTTTGCAGGATTGGAAGGGGGCGCAGCCGCGGCGGCCTGCTCCTTGGCCAGTTCTTCGGCGATGAAGGCTTCCTCCTCCGGGGACATGATCGCCACGTCCGCACCCTTGCGGATAGCCAGGGCGGAGTTCAGCCAGATGGCCTGACATTCCGGCATCTCCCACGCCCGCTTCTCTTCGATGCCGTTGGCGATGAGGTTGGCGACGATGGACAGGGGCCACGGGACGCCCTTGTCCCCGCCTCCGCCCGCCTTGGCTTTGGACTGCTCCCAGAACTTAGGCCAGTCTTGGACGAGGATGTAGCCGGCGAAGGCTTCCAGCAGGCGCTCGAACTTGGCAGGGTTATTCTCGAGGCTGACGATCCGCAGCTGGTCCCGCCAGCCGATTGCCCCGAGTTGCTCTTCGGCGCACACTTGGCAGGCGAAGACGAGGTCCGCAGGGGTGACGCCGCGGGAGCCCGTCAGAAGCGGAGAGTCCAAGGCCATCAGACGCACCCGGTACTTGAGGCACCAGGGGTAAAGCGAACGACCCAGCAGCCGAAAGGGCGCCGGGTCGACATAGGCATTTAAGAAGCGTCGGTCCACTTCCTTGATGCTGTCCCCTTTGCGGGGAAGTCAATTACATCGAGATGCCTTCGTAGTCGATGGCCGTGATGGACACAGACGTGAAGCCTTGGGACGTGCCCTTTTCGTCGACCTTCGTGATGACTCCCGAGAAAGAAGCCGAAGCGGAGCCAGAGGGATAGGCCGAATTGGTGTTCGCCGTGAAGGCGAGCGTGGCGCCCAGCTGGGGGATGCTCGACGATTTTGCGATACCCTCGACCGTGATCTCGGACTTGCGGTCATCGAGACGGTGGGTCTTGGTCAGGCCAGTTTCGTCGACGACCGTGGCCTCGGAGTTGAACGAGGACGTGAGGGTGTAACTTTGCACGAATAAATTACTGGTAGTACCAGAAATTCCAAACAAGCAGGTCGTTCCGTTGGAGATGGCGGCGCACATAGAGGGTAAAAAATTTTTAGCGGGTTAGGCTTTGAATATGCGGGCTTTGGAATGATTAGGCGGCGGGCAGGACCACGAGCACGTCGAACGAGAAAGCGGTCGCCCAGGAGCGTTCATCGATACCCTCGTCTTCGGACCCGATGATGACATCGTAGCAGGTCGCGTCCGTCGAGGTGACGAAGGCCGCCTTGATGCTGGTCAGGTCACGCATATTGCCGGACAGGGCGGCGCAGCGGGCGCGGTGATCGGCGAGGGTCGTGTCGTCGGCGTTGGAGAAGAGGGTGATGCGGACCGAGCAGGAGTAGTTGCCAAGGCCCTCGGGGAGGTCGCCAGGGGCACGGGCGGAGTCGCAGAGGACCACGGCCTTGGGCAGGGTCTGGGTCGCGGCGCTGTCCCCGGTGAGGAACGTGACGGCGGTCAGCCCGGTCTGGGTCGAGAGGTAGGTCGCGAGGGTGGCCTCGACGATGTGACGGATGGATTTGGTGCCCATAAAGGTTAGCGGATGCGGCCAGAGTTAAAGTCCCCGGTGTCGCGTTTTAGCAGTTGCTCGGTGTCCCTCTCGATGCGGGCGACGGCGTTGGCGTAGACCAAGCCTGCCACGTTGTTTTTCGTGGCTTTGTCGTCGGAGTTGCCGATCAGGTTGCCGAAGGAATAGTTGACCGCCTTCTGCGTAGAGTAAAGGCGCTGAAAGTTATTGCCGGAAAACTTCTTCACATACCCTGCCACGCCTTTGCGGCCGAAGGTCTGGTCGACCCCTTTCTTCTTAGGCTTGGGAATGACCTGCATGACATTCCACCAGCCCGACTTGAGTTTGCCGACCTCATCTTGGCGTTCCTTGATGTAAGCCTTCAGCTCGGCCTTTGAGTCCACGAGGAACTTTCCTAGGTAGTCACCTCGGCCTTTATCAATCTTGGTCTTCCCTTGGCGGGTGAGGCGCTTCATGCGGTTGTGGACCGGGCGCAGATCGGTGACTGTGGCGTTCGGAGGTTGGCCGCTGGACTGGTTAAAGAAGTTCTGGGCCTTGCGGTAAGCGCGAAGCATATCCGAGTCGGCTACAATTTTATTCGGGATAATTGCGTCGAAACGGATGCTCTTATCGCTGGCGGCCTGCATGGCCTGCGTGAACTCGCCGTAGTTCCGGCGCTTCGCAGAGGATGCCAGGTTGTTCAGAAGCATGGCCCCGGCGACCTTGGCCTTGTCGTTCTTGGCCACGAACAGGGAGTTGATGTCTCTTTCGACGGCACGCCTGCCGACTAGCTCTGCCTGTTTGGTTTCGCCCCCGCCGCCGCCCATCTTGAACGGAGGGGTGAAGATGATTGCGTCTCGGCACATCAGGGCGGCTTCACGGAGGGCCGCGTACTCAATGGTATAGCCGACCTCCTGGGCGAAGGCGGTCAGCGCTTTGTTGAAGGTCGAGACGTTCGCGTGGACCAGCCCCATGGCTTTACTGGTTATCGTCGATGACGACGAGCGTGATCCAGGCCGACCCGGGCTTGTAGGTCTGGCTGGTGATGCGGACGGTCTTCCCGCCGGCGACAATCTTCTTCCCTTGGGCAAGGCTGGCGATGGGCACCCCTGCCGACAGTAGGGCCGCCGATGCCCCAATAGACCCGTCTGGCTGGCTCCAGGAGGCCGTTACAGCGGGGAGCCTGACCGAGTACTGGGTCCGTTCCATATACCCCCCTGCTTCGAGCACGGTCGAGACCGCGGGGTCGGAGATGAGGCAGGAGAAGGTGATGGCCCCGGAGTTGGCCGACCCGGCCACGCCGAAGTCCGCCACCATCTCTTTGGCGTCATTAAGAAACTCGGTTCCGTAGAGGCTCATCCTATACTTGCCCGGATTGGATTAGGGCACAAAAAAGGCCCCCATTGCTGGGAGCCTCGTTTGAACCTTGGACCGCTATTAGGCGGTCTTGAGGCGGTGCAGGGAGGTCGCGCGACCGACAGCGGCACCGAAGAGCAGCGTGGCGGTGACGTTGTAGAAGCCGGACTGTTCCTGACCCATGAGGATCTGGACGCCGAGGCCGGTGTCCGCGTCGACAGCGTTGGCGACTTCGAAGCCCGGGATTTCCGACATCGGGAGAGCCGAGGCCACGGCGATGGCGTCAGCGCCGCAGGCGAAGCCAGCGAGGTCTTCGCTGTTCGTCGGGAGGCTGTTCCACTGGTAGACGGCAGCACCAGCGAGGGTACCGATCTGGCCGGAGGTCAGGATGCCGGCACCGAGGACGGAGTTACCGATGATGGTCGCGTCGCCGAGGAGGCCGTTGGCGTAGGTCGGGTTCAGGATGAACGCGCGGGGTTCAGCGGCCTTGGCGGCGTCGAGCACGCCCTTGGCGGTGACGACTTCAGCGTAGGTGAGGGCCGCGCCGGTGTTCACCGAGGAAGCGTAGTTGGCGTTCAGGATGAGGGCGCCGATTTCAGCGAGGCACTTTTCAGCGAGGGCGTTGGAGGCCGTCGGGACGAAGGCGTTCGAGAGGAACTGCGCGCCGTAGGACTTCACGTTAAGGGGCGAGAAGCGGCTCGACACCTTGAAGTGCTTGAGGGTGACGTTGGCGGCGGTGATCGTCGCGTCGTCCTGGGTCAGGTATCCGCCGGAGCCGAACTCCGTTGCGGTGGAGACGCCGATTAGCGGAACTTGGACGGTGGCTCCGGCACCCGACTCAGCGGCGGTGAAGACGCTGGAGAAGGCACGGAGGGACGGGAGCTTGCCCTTGAGGGAAGCGATGACGGCTTCCGCGAGGATAGCCGGAGCGTTAGCAATGGAGTTAGCCATATGTGTGTTTTAGGAGATTGAGGTTAGGGGGAAATTAGATGCACGCCTTGATGATGGCGTTGCGGTGTTCGGCGAAGTAAGCGTTACGCTCTTTGCTGCCGACAGGGAGGGACATGAAGGTCGCGAGGTGGTCGACGGCTTCGGCGGTGGGCTTGCCATCCGCGGGGCTAAGTTCGACCGGGGAGACGCCGACGGAGGCCACGATCTTGGCGGCTTCCTTGGAGGCGCTGACCTTGGTGGCCTCGTGCTGCTCGACGAGGGCCTTGAAGGACTCGGACTCCTTGACGGCCACTTCGAGGGCGGCGGTCAGCTCGGCGAGCTTGGCGTCCTTGGACGCGGCTTCGACCTTGAGGCTTTCGAGTTCGGCAGAGACGCCGACCGTCATCTTTTCCACAGTCGTGCGGAGGTCGTCGCGTTCGGCGGTGAGGCCAGAGACGGCGGCGGTGGCGGCGAGGAGTTGCTCTTCGATGGTCATCTTGAATATGCTGTTTATGGAATTAGAACGAACGCAGGGCGTCGTTGAAGGAGTCAGCCAGACCCGTGACCAATCCCTGGGCGGCGGCCTGCTTGCCGGAGAAGACCTGGCCTTCCATGGCTTCGGCCTTCACCATCTTGCGCTTCATGTTCACGGCTTCCTTGAACTCGGCGTGGATCGTGTCGACGCCAGCCTGAAGGTTGCCCAACTGGCCTTCGTCGAGGGACGTGCCTTCGATGCCGGCGCCCTTGAACTTGCCGGACTTGATGACGACCATCTTGATACCGGCCATCTTGGCGGCTTCGGAGTAGTCAGGGATTGCCATGTAGACGCCGATGGAGCCTACGGTGCTGGACGGGCTGGCGACGACGCGGTCGGCAGCGGAACCAATCCAATAGGCGGCGGACGCCATCTCGGAGTCGGTATAGGCGAGGGTAGGCTTGCCGAAGTTGCGGACCTTGTTGGCGAGTTCCTCGACGCCGGTGACCGTGCCGCCAGGGGAGGAGATTTGCAGGGCGACCTTTTCGACCTCGGGGTTCGCGGCGAACGCGTCGAGGGCTTCAGATACTTCGTTCACATCCACGGCGCCCATCATCTTTTCGAGGGGCGAGAGTCCCTTGCCGATGACGCCGACGACCGGGATGATGCCGATACCGTCGACGACGTAGGGCTTGGGGGCCACGCCGAAGAGCTGCGCGAGCATATCGGTGAAGCCGAACTTCTCGGCGAGGACCGCGTGGTCTTTCGCCTTAGTCGGGTCGATGAGGAGTGCTTCTCGGCCAGACAGGCCGTTAAGGAGGAATCGGGGCATAGTCTTAGGAAGCGGGTTGGTCGGGGGTCACGTCGGAGTCGTCATCATCGATGTCGTCCTCTGCGGGTTCAGCCTGCGGGGACTCGGGGCCTTCCTCGACGTCGCCGCTGATCGTGCCGACCGGGGTGTTGGACGGGCGGAACAGCAGTTCAAACGGGATGCCGTACTTGGCGGCCAAGTCCTTGATGTGGACCATGTCAGAGGCCCGCTTGTCCATCTCGGTGCGGAAGTCTAGGCCGCGCTGGGCGTAGAGTTCGGACATGGACAGCAGGCCCATCTCGACGTCAGCCCGGTCGTTCGCGGCTTCGCGGCCAGCGTCGACGGTGACGCTCTTCGGGGTTGTCCAGGAGACGGACGCCCATTGCGGGTCGTCGGGGAGTTCGCCGGCGGCGATAGCCTGCCCGATGATGTAACCCCACGTCGGGACGCAGAAGTTCTCGATGATGATGGACTGATACTTGGAGAAGACGCGGCCAGCCTTGGCGGTGATCAGGCGGACGGTGGCGCCGCCGAGCTTGGAGGAGTCGCTGACGAACTCGTAAGGCAGGACGCCCATGCTGATGTCGCGTTCCAGCGCCGCGAGGAAGCCGGTGAAGGTGGCGTTGGGGCGGTTGCTCTGGAAGGAGTCCATCGACTCTCCGGGTTCGAGGGCGATGACCTTGCCGCCCATCGTGTTGGCGAGGTTGGAATAGGAGCCGGTGGCGTTGCCTAGTTCGTTGGCCATGTCGCCGTCGATGACTCCGCCCTGCTTCTTGATGATGCGGGTGATGTCGCCGTTGTCCTTCACGGCCTGCTTTTCTAGGGCCAAGATTTCCATCTCGTCCTGGATGGAGTTGATGGAGTGCTGGAGCAGGGGGACGCCACGGGCGCCGGATGCGTACTCTTGGTCGACGACCATCATCATCGACTGGGCGAGGATCTGGCGGGACGAGCCGTCGGAACGGTAGATGTTGACGGCGATGTATTCGCCGAACGGACCGAATTGGATGCCGTCGTGCATACCCTCGGGCACCTTGCCTTCGAGGGGGTCACCGACGCGGTGGGCTTCCATCAGCTGGAGTTTCGCTTCCCCGGCGCCGTTACGCACCTTGGCGGCGAAGGAATCACCGTCGCGGATCATACCGCGGAGGAGGATGGACTGAGCCTGGTAGAAACTAAAGCGGTTCGTGATGTCGATGCGCTTGGCCTTCTCGGCGAAGTACGCCTCATAGCGTTCCTGCATCTCAGGGGTCGACGCGTGGCTCTGGGGCTTGATGCCGTCGCCCACCGTGTAGAGGCAGATGTCCGCGAGGATTTGCTTGAACAGACCGCTGTTCCTTTCTGCCCAGCGGCACTTGCGGACCATCGTCAGGCGGTCGTAAGGGGTCAGGTCACGGCGAAGGTCACGAGGCTCGGCGCCGTAGGCCGCACGGCGGGCACGCGTCACGCCGATGGACTGCCAGTCGCCGTAGGAAGCCTGCGGCTGCGGGGCGGCGGCAGGCGTGGCCTTGGGCGTCTTAGAGGGACGCAGGCTGACGGTCGGAATCTTCTTGCGGGTGGCCATGGAAAGTTAGTCCTGACGGTTCTGCCAGTCGGTCGAGATGATCGTGCGACGGGCGCCGTAGGTGGCAGGGTCGAGACGCGACAGGGCGAACATGGCTTCGGAAAGCATCTCCTTCGGGGGCATGGCGAACTGCTTGGACGCGGAAGAGCCGGAGTCGGAGTAGGACATCAGGGTCTTACCTTCGGTGATCATGGCGACCGCCTTGGCTTTGATGTCGAGGAGTTCGCACTCCGTAAGTCCGATAAAGAGTCCAGAGGCCATTTAGATATGCCTGCAATGGAAGGCGAAAGGGGGGTACGACGCCCAGCCCACGCCATGAGTCTCTTCCACCCACAACACTAAACGCCGTACCCTTGAAGATAGGTTGCCAAGGGTCATTCGGAAGGCAAGTCGGTTTCGGCGGTTTCCCGCCCAGCGATGCCCCAGCGGACGGCGGCGAGGAGGGCGAGGATTTCAGTATCGAGAGCGTGGTTATCGCGCTTCCCCTGGGGGAGTATCCACATGGGCTTCCCGGTCCGCTTGTCCTTGATGCGGACTTCGGCGTTCAACTGTTCGACGTATTCGGGGGTCGCGTCGAGGGCGTAGGACCAGACGCGGCGGGCCCGCAGGCCGTGAAGGAGGTCTTTGCCGGCCGTGGCGCTGTGGACGATCAGGGTCGCCCGCTGCGGGATGCCAGGGACGACGATGGACTGCTTCTCGGAATAGAAGCGGCGGGTCGTGTTGCCGGTCTTGTCGGTCACGGCGAAGTCGTCGGAGCCGGAACCCTTGGCGGTCTTCCAATTCCGCTTGGCGGTCTCGCGGTAAACCTCGGTCGTATTGTCGCCGGAGTCGACGAGCACCAGCGCCTGATGCACCCCGTGCTGTTTGGCGAAAGCCTCGACGTTGCCCCATGAGTCGATGCGGGTGAAGGCCATGAGGCGGCTATGCCCGGTCTTGGCCCATCGGCGGACCGTCACCCAGAAGTGGCCACGCTGGACGTCGACCCCCATCGTGCGGAAAGGGATGCTCCCGGGGACGGCGTCCTTCTGGTCGACCACGCGGGCCTTAGGGGTGATGGCCGCTTCCGCGTCCCAAGGGTCGGACATCTTGTAGTTGGCGGCCTCTGCCAGCGCCACCATCTCCCCGCCCTCTTCGCTCCAAGGCATGGCCAGCCGTTTCTGTTTGAAGATGCGTCGCGGCTCTTCGTCGCCGTATTGGTCGTTGGCTTCCTTGGCCTTGAGCATCAGCACGCCCAGCTCGCCCCAGCTCATCGTCGCAAGGCTGTTCCAATGCAGGCCGATGTGCCCGGAGTTGGCGGCTACTGACGTGGCGACAAAGGTTCCCCTGACGTTGGCCTCTAAGCGGGAAGCGTTCGTGTCAGGCAGATGCGTCCGACAGGCAGCGCACTCGTAGGTCGTGCCCACGCTGACCTTGTGCAAGTCCCATGTGCCGGTCGACTTGGCGTCCTCGGGGAACCTGATCTGCTCCCAGACCCATGGCTGAAGGTGGTCGCACTTCGGGCAACGCATATTCCAGTCGCGCTGATCGGTCGTCTCGTGCAGCTGATGGAACTCCTGCCCGGCCCGTCCGCCCTGGGATAAGAAGATGCGTTTGCCCATCCAGCCGAACGCCGTCACGCGTGCGCTCAGTTCGGCCAAGTGTCCGGGCGGGGACATCCAACACTCATCTGCGATGGTGTAACGCAGGGACAGGCGCTGAAGGTTGGCTTCGTTCCAGATGCCGCGGCAGTAGAGCGTCATGCGGTCGAAGTCGGCGGTCGTGGACCTGTCGAGGTCGTCGCCCGAAAGACGCGCCTTCACGGGCGGGCAGTTGTTCCAGACCGGGCGAAGGTAGCGCAGGGCGAAGTCCTTGGCCTCGGGGTCCGTGGCCTGAAGGACCATCGTCGGGCCGGGAGCGTTGGCGATGATGTGGCAAGTCAGCAAACGGGCGAAAAGGGATTTGCCCGATTGGATGCTGGCTAGGATGGTGAGGAGTTTCGTCTCGGGATCGGCGGCGATGCGTAGGGCTTCGGCGACCCAAGGGGTCCGTTCGGACCTGAACGGCCCGGGCATCGGTGAGTCGGGGATGGCGAGCACGTTGGACTCCAGCCACTCGACTACATCTCCCGAGTCTGACGGACGCAGGACATCTCGACCGATGCGGAGCAGGTCGGCCTTATTCATACAAGCCGTGTTTGACCAGGTATCGGTGCAGGCGATCAGATGCCTTCGACCAAGTGATGCGTCTTTCCTTATGCCGGACTGTCGGCTTGGGCATCGGCTTGCGGCGTGACTTTGGCTTACGCTTCGTCATGGGTAGATAAATCTGCCTTCACGCGGCGCACCCAAGCCTCCAGAACTTTCACCGCCTTCGCAGGGTTTTCGGGGTTACATCCCTCTGCGACATCGAGGGCGAGTTTGTCGAGTCGGTTGACGATGCCGGCGGTCATCTCGCGCATGGCCTCGGTGGCCTCCGTTGCAGGGATAAAATCGCGACCCATAACGGCGATGCGGTCGAGCTCGGCCTTAAGTTTTGTCAGGGTGTTGACGGTCTTGTCGTAAGAGGCATAGAGCTTTGACTGCGCCGGCGATCCTTCGCGGACGGCTTTGATGTATTGATTTCTGGAAAGTTGTACGAGGAGACGCTGCCTTTCGACAATGGACTCAAAGGTTTCCAGCACCCCTTGCTTTTGTGGTGCCTGATGGGCGGTCTCTTGCCCAGGCTCGTTAGATGGGCTGTATCCTTCAGCCGGGTTGCCGTTTAGGCCAATCCTCTCAGCCCTCCACTTCTCAGCGGCCTCGACGCTATCCAATGGCATCCCCTCTGCCACGAGCTGCGATATGCGGCCTTTGGATAACTCCCACCTTTCGGCTAAGGCTTTCTGCTCAATAGCCATCAGTCGAGACGGATAATGTTTAGGTCGTGCAATATCATGTCGCGGTGCATCCTGGCTGTCTCAACGTCCGCCGTGCCAAGGTTTAGGCGCACACGCCTGGAGGTGTAGTCGGGGAGGTGCTGTGTGTAATGAAGCCACCAGTTCTTACCGTTCCTCCAGAGGTTGTGGTTTCTGTTCTTGGCGATCATCTTGGGGCGTGTGGCAATTTTCATTTGGTTTTTAATTCATCAAAGGTTTTGCCGTTGGACTCAAGCGTGGCCTTCTTGCCGGTGAAGTCCTGCCAGCGTTTAACGATTACGTCGCAATAGCGCGGATCGAGTTCCATTAGGAACGCCTGACGCCCCATCGACTCGCATCCGATCAAGGTGCTTCCGCTACCTCCAAAGAGATCGAGGACCGAAGAACCTAAAACCGTAGTCTTGTCTAATGCTTCCTTAGACAGCTCGACAGGTTTCTGTGTCGGGTGAACGTAAGTTGACGCGCCGTCTTTGTTAATCTTCCAAACAGAACCAATTCTCTTCCCGCAAAGCTCCGCTCCCCTGTGCCAGACTAATGCAACCTCATAGTCACTTGAAAACGTGCGAGAAAGATCTCCAATTCCGCCGCCTGGCTTATGCCATATGACGATGTTCGTCGGGTATCCAAAGCCGGAGAACATCTCAATCCATTTTGTCTGAACCTTCCAACTCGTCCAGACGAAGACCCAGCCATCAGAAACAAGCTCAATGATTGGAGTGATGTCTAAGAACTTGTCGTCATTCTTCAGCACGGAGAACTTCTCACTCTTTGTTCTCATGTTTGACTGATACTCGACCCCGTATGGAGGGTCTGTGAATACCAAGTCCGCCTTCTTTCCATTCATCAGTTTATTCACAGCGTCGATGCTGGTGCTGTCTCCGCACATCACCCGGTGCTTACCAAGCAGCCAAACGTCGCCCATCTTGGTAGTCGGCTCAACGGGAACCTCTGGAACCTCATCCTCATCGGTCAACCCCTCCTCGGTCTTATCAGCCAGGAGCGCTCCGATCTCTACCTCGTCAAAACCCGTAAGCGCCACGTCAAAGCCTTCCATTCCAAGCTCCTCAAGTTCCAGGGCCAGCATCTCGTCGTCCCATCCAGCGTTCAGGGCCAGCTTGTTATCAGCCAGGACGTAGGCCCGGACCTGCAATGGAGTGAGGTGTGAGAGCGAGATGGTCGGCACTTCTTTAAGCCCCAAGGCCTTGGCAGCGGCGAGGCGACCATGACCCGCAATGACAGTTAAGTCCTCGCGGATGAGGATGGGGTTATTAAACCCAAACTCCCGGATGCTCGCGGCGATCTGTTTGACCTGCTCGTCAGAGTGCGTCCGGGCGTTGCGGGCAAAGGGGATAAGCGAGTCAACGGGGGTCTGATTGACCTGTATTGGTTTGTTCATGGGGGGTGTTTGGTTTAGGGCTAAAAAATGCAAGTGACCCCACGAAAAACCTCCGTGGTGTCGGGCCA